TCCATCCAGACTTGGAAGATGTGTTCCAAGACTTTAGTGAACAAGTCAATTCAATAAAGCCAGGCAGTTACAATCAGTCGCAATGCATGAACAAGTGGAATGGCTTTGGCTTCCGTGTCGAAGGTGAACGACTCGGTGAAAAGAGCTTGCGATACTGGTCACGAGAGGACAACCGAGCTGGATACGATGAGATTGAGAGCCGAAATGTTGACAAGCTCGTCGACGATGCAGCTGCGACTGCGTCCGATTACGATGTGGCCTTGGTCGTTCACGCAAAGTATCGAGACGAGTTCCGATGTGGTTCCTTCGTGAACAACGACTGGTACTACTATGTAGGACACATCTGGAAGAACTCTGAGAAGGGTGTTGAACTCTTGAAGCGATTCTCTTCGGATGTAGCCAAAGTCTTCTTGGAGAAGTCTCTGATTGAAGGAGAACGACTCAAGCATGTAGCCTGTCAACACAAGGAGCCTGACCCAGAGTGTGATGGATGCAAGTGTGAAAAGAAGATGAAGCAGTATTCAGCCGTTCGATTGAAGCTCAAGAGCAATGCCTTCAAGAACAACATCATGCGCGAGTGCCAAGTTCTCTTCCACGATGCAGACTTCTCAAAGAAGCTCGATGACAACAAGCACATCATCGCATTCAACAATGGAATGTTCGATACACTCACACAGACCTTCCGTGAGGGTCGACCAGACGACTATGTCAGCATGTGCACGAACATCGACTACAAGCCGGACATGAAGTATCATGAGTTCGCCTGCTGGAAAGAACTCAAAACCTTCCTCGAACAAATCTTACCGATTCCCAGTGTACGTATGTTCTTCATGAAGCATCTTGCGACCTGTATCTCAGGTGTCTTCCAGCCTCGGTTCATGATTATGACCGGCAATGGTTCGAACGGCAAGTCGATGTTGTTGAACTTGATGGCAACTGCGATGGGTGACTACTGCTACAAGGTGAATGTGGCGATGTTCACACAGAAGCGTAACAAGGCAGGTGCTGCTGCGCCCGAGTTGATTCGTATGAAGGGTCGTCGCTTCGTGATGATGTCCGAGCCAGACGAAGGAGAACCTCTCTCTACCGGTGTTCTCAAGGAGTTGACCAGTTGCGAGAAGGTCTCTGGACGTGACTTGTTTGCGGGGTCCAAGCAGATTGTCGAGTTTGATGTTCAAGCCAAGATGCACTTGGCCTGTAACGAGAAGCCGCCTGTGAATACCAATGACGGAGGTACATGGAGACGATTGAAGGTGGTTCACTTTCCGTCCAAGTTCGTAATGAACCCACAAGGACCAAACCAGTTTATGGTGGATGAGACAATTCAGCAAAAGGTGTTGTCGACCGAGTGGGCAACTTGTTTCATGAGCTACTTGATTCACTTGTATACCGAAGGTAAGGGTCTTGGTAAGTTGTCTCCCCCTGCAGAAGTGGATGCATACACCAACGAGTATCAGGACGATTCAGACATCATTGCTCGATTCATTCGCGAGTATGCGCATACTGACGAAGTGATAGAGGGAGTGACTGTTTCATGGAATGATGTATCGTCTACCTTCCAGGAGTGGAAGCGTCAGAACGAGCTAGGACATCGTGGAAGTGCGACGGATTTGAAGAAGCGATTGGAGGAACGATTTGGAAAGTACCCTAGGAGTGGATGGACCGCCTTCCGTTTCGGCGGCGTTTAGCGGGTCTCTTCTCCTTACGATAGGTGCGCTTGCGACGACCACCTTGAACACCATCGACTGTCTTGGCAAGAGGCACGGTCTGTTTGGCTGTATCCAACTCACTTTTTGCCTTGGTCAAGTCAGCTTCGATACGAGCGACCTCGGTTTTTGCTTTATCGAGTTCGGCTTGCGCGGCGTCCACTTTAGCTTGGGCGGCGGCAACAGGGTCTGCGGCTTTAAAGGGTGATGAAAAAAAGCTCGTAATCGTATTCATTATTCTATTCAACTATTTTTCATATTTATCCTCGGACTGCGCCAATCTTGGAGAGGTAGTAGGTGCGGAGGACGCCAATTGCATAGACGACAATGGCAAAGGAAATCATGAGCTGAATGGTGGCGGCTAAGAGCTCACCAGTCTTGAGGGTGACACCGCCGACGACCACGACGGATTCTGTTAAGCCCTTGCTTCCGAGAGGGGCAAGGAGAGGGGCGATGATGCCGTCTGTGAGTGCGGAAAAGAAACGAGACACCACTGAACCGAGGTAAACTGCCGCTGTGAGAATGATGATATCCTTTGTGTCTAACATTTTGTTTAGAAGCACGGATAATCTTTTGGACGTAAGTGAACAATGGATACCCGATTCTGGGGGCCTTCGGGATGGCAACTCTTTCACTTGATTTCTTTTTCACCTTCACCACGCGATGTATTAGACGATATGAAGGATGTATTACCCTGTGCATTCTGCCGTGCGTCGACGACCGAGTTTGTGAAAAAACACCCTCCCTCCAAACCCTATGGGCGATGGCTCTACGACCTGCACAACAAAGTCAACGCAAAGCTTCGGCGGCAGTGTTCTGAGGACCCCTCGGTGATTTGTCCCGAGGCGGACCCCGAGTTTGAAGAAGTGAAACAACGGTATGAAACTATGAAACCTACTGCAGTGCCTGGACGAGACTTCTTGATGGCAATTGCGTATAACTATCCTTCAGACCCTGAACCACGGGATATGTCGACTCAGCGTGAGTTCCTGCATCATTTAGCCGATGCGTATCCCTTTGAATCGTTCCGGTCTGTCTTTCAATCCTACATCAAAGCCCATGAACCGGTCTTGAAGAATCAAAAAGCCTATACACGTTGGATGTACGGACTCTTGCGGGAGTTATCAGATGTTGCAAAGGTTCCAATGAAGAGTTATCGTGGCTACATGGCCCATTTGGCGTATTACAAGAGCGGTTGCTCACGTAAGACGTATAAAGGAAAAACCTGTAGGCGTTTGGGAGGGGGGAAGTATACGAAGCAACGAGACCACACGATGACCCGACGTGTCACCCTGAAATCCTTATTATAGTTACTTCTTCTTGTCTTTCAAGGCTTCGAGTTGACGCACATGTTTTGCAGAGTAACATGTGTCTTTACCTTTGGCCTTGTCTTTGGCTGATTTCTTGCTTTCTTTACGAGTTTTAGGGTCTTGGTCCATTCTGTGAGAGGGGAAGTCTAGTCTTTAGTACAACTTAAATCCATTTTTATCACTTCCGCCACGACGACGACGAGCTCCAGTCAAGGGAGCTGCAGTGCTTGCACCTGGGCCTTCGCTTCCACCACCAAACAACTTGAACATACGACGAACAGTCTTCTTGGAACCCTTCTTAGAGACTTTGGCAGTCTTCTTGTAGGTCTTTGCAGCCATCTTCAAGACTGCGGATAAAGGCTTGCCCTTGTTGGCCTTCATTGTCTTCTTAACGTGGGTCATCCATGCACTTCGTTTGCCACCTTGTTGTCCGATTGTCATTGGTTCACTCATTTTGTTTAGTAGGTAAGAAAGATTCTGAACGCAGGGCTTCAGGTTTTTCGTGAAATCCACCCTTGCTCGAATCAAATAAGTTCCATTGACATCCCATGGCTAACGGTCTATCTCGACGAACATTCACCGTTCGAAGTTCGGCGTCCGGTGCAACCATGACAATGTGGTCGCGAGTGTATCGAATCAACTCCTTTTCATCCCGTGAATGAAGAGCTTGTTGATAGGTGAGACGACGCAATCCAGACTCGGTCCAGGACAGATTCACCAAATCATCCAAGTCAGTTCCGTGTGTGCCTCCCGAGACAATCAAGACCTTGTCCTTCAAAGTATCGACTGGAAGAGTAGGAATATTCTTGGTGGTTGAGACCAGTCGACGGCGCACAGTCGTCATCAAATGTTCAGCGATGCGGTTCAATACGATGGTCTTGTCGGTATGCGGCACAATGGACAAGATGAAGGGGTCATTCGATGGGAATGCATCGTTTGCAATGAGGATACACACCTGTTCAAAGGTAATGTTATCGGTCGCATAATCGTATCCATCATTTTGAGGATGAAGAGCCACTACTGGATGGTCTTGTTCATCGGAATACACATGGACTTCCAAGAGACGCACACCTCGAGCCAATGCAGTTGGAATGTCTTCAAAGACAGAGCCAGGCACATAGTAATCACACAAACGCTTACGAACAGACAACACCGGTTGGACTCCAAGGGATTCATCTTGTAAGAGGTATCCGATGAAGACAAGTAAAAGTACGACTAAGAGCCATTCCATTATTCTTTTGCGGATGATTCTTTCTTGGGCATCGTGAACAATAGATTGCGAAAGAGATTGACCACATCATCGGGCATCGATTGGTCCATCGGCAAGTTCATCAAACAAGCGTAATGGAAATACAAACAATACATACCACATTCAGAATCCTTGTATTGGTGTCGTGTCTTGTTGTAGGTCATCTTCATGGGCTTTGCGTGAATGCCTGTAGAATCCCATTGGTCTTTCCATCGTTTCATCAAGATTTTGATTTCCTTCTCGGGTTGTGCTGCGTAGGAATCGAAATAGGTGACACGAGGGAACTCCAACTCGGGGCGGACATCGCAAAACACTGCAACCCAATGTTGACCTGGACCATCGTGTGGGTCTGTGTTGATGACAATACCAAACTGCTGCTTTCCTTTGTCGTAGAGTGATTTGAGTTTCATGGAACACAATGCAGAGACCAAGCACTTTTGCGTTTCGGACTTCAAGTCAAAGTCGATGGGCACCGTTCCAATGTAATGGTAATCCGCAAAGACTTCAGTATAGTTACGCTCGACTGCATCAATGTCATCGGACGACAGCCATTCATATCGGTTCAACGACCATTCTTTGGGTGCCTTGGGTCTGCGTAAGAGACTGGACACAATACATTCAGCTCGACCCGTCTTACACTTTTCACGAAATCGGTCTTGAAGTGACCCCCATGTGTCTTCTGCAGACTCCTTTGGGATAGGTGCTTCACGTGGATGTTCTTTATTGTAGACTTGTCGTAGCCGTTCGATTTCGTCTTCGTCAAACACCGACATCCCTTGTTCAAAACGGACACTTTTAAACAAGGGACTGAACCTCTTAATGGACACTTTAAAGCCAATACTCACTCGCTATTTGGAAAACAACAAGCAACTCGCAGACGTAAACACTCGCGCAAAAGACCTTCGCGAACATCGACAAACCCTTGAGTTAGATTTAGCCGCTGCGTACACTGAAAGCACTCTACCCGCAAAGATTGAGTTGAATGCGTCAAAGATGGTGTTTCAAGTGAAAAAGCCAGGGGAATGGAAAAAGGGATGGTCGCTTTCAAAGAAGCAACTACAGAACTACTTGATAGAGATTCTTCCCGAACATGGGGAAGATGTAATGAAAGAGATTATGCGTCGTCATGAACGCACTTTAGTTGCAGATGAATATTCATTCGAGTTAAAAGCATTACTTGAGTGAGAGATAGGTCCTAGGGGGTGCTTTCTGTGCTTCGCGAATTTGTCGAAGCATCTCTTGCAGTTGTTGAAGGTCTTTTTCCACAGTTTGTAGATTCGTTTCTACCATGAACCCTGTATGGATTCTCGCGATACACGGTGCCATCTCTCGATGGGCGCGAACAACACGGGCAGTCAGAGTCACTAAAGCTTTTTCCATTAATGTATGATGTTGTCGCAAGATATTTTTAAATGAGAAAACGGACCTTTATACAATAAACCATAGAGTGTAATGGAATCCTATTGTCCTTATAACTCCTCCAATCGCCCATTCACTGAACGAGATATTCACAAACTCCTTCATAAACACGGTTTGCCACACTATCGAGCACAGAATGTGCGAGTGTTTCAGACCGCGATGGTCCATACAACGTATGTCCGTAGAACGGACTACACAACACCCGATGGAACGCCTGCTCAACTTGCACCCTGTCCAAATGGAGTGATGCCACTTCAAGACGAATCCTATGAATGCTTAGAGTTTGAAGGGGATTCAGTGTTGGGTGTCTGCGTTGCTACCTACCTTCGTAAGAAGTATCCAGAGAAGAAGCAGGGATTCTTAACCGATGCCCGTAAAGTCTTGGTGAATAATGAATGTATCGGACAACTCTCACGACAAATCGGTCTCGATAAGTTCTATGTGATTTCCCGTCACAATGAGGAATCTCCTGCGATTGCAGGGCGTAACAATACCAAGAAACTAGGGGATATCTTTGAAGCCTTTATCGGTGCGTTGTGGACTGACTGCGGTAATCGGTTTCATATTGTGTATACCTTTGTAACCTCTGTAATGGAGGCATACCTAGACATTGAAGAAGTGATTCATGAGACTACGAACTACAAAGACTTGTTTCAGAAACAGTGTCAGCGTGAGTTGAAGTTAACACCGACGTATGAAATGTTATCGAATGACCCGAAGAAGAATGAAATACGTGTTGCAGTGTGTGATGCGAATGGTAAGCATCTAGCCTATGGACATGGAAGCACACGCAAAAAGGCTGAACAGTTAGCCGCTAAACACGCACTCGAAGCTTCTGCGTAGTCAAGCGTCCTTTGCGATAGCGTTTCAGTGTACGACCTCGTGTATGAAGAACTGACTTGGTGCAAATCCCAATCGCTGCAGATTCCTTGTTCCGAGCCTTGACCGTTTTTCGCACACTCTTGACACACCTATTGAACTTGGACGAAATACGCATTATTTATGGTCTGGGAGAGAGTTTCGTCAGCTCTGCAATTTTTTGGAATTTGTTTCGCAACTTATCCACTTCGTCATCGCAGATTGCAAGGTCTTCACGAAGTTGAATAACTTCTTGATTTGAAGGAGACTCACTGACATACATGGACTTCGGGATTGATTTAGCTGGAACCACAGATGGAACCACAGGAGCAGGAGGAACCACAGGAACCACAGGTGGAACCGACTTACGTGTCTTCGACTTGACCTTTCGTGTCTTTTTCACCTTAACCGGTGCAGGAGCAGGAACCCCAGGAACCCCAGGAACCATAGGAGCAACCGATTTACGTGTCTTCGACTTGACCTTTCGTGTCTTTTTGACCTTGACCGGTGCAGGTGGAACCATTACAGGGGCAACCACAGGA